AAACAGACGTGAAGCAGAACTTTATATCTTAGAAGAACTAACAGATAAAGAAAAGTTTATTGCTTTAACAGATGCTATTTCTGATGGTATTCCTATTGATGTTATGACTAGAACTTATTTATTAAGCGGATATAGTCGTGGGTTATGGGATGTTGATTTAATGATGTTACTCGTTGAGTCTGTTGGTTTTATTATTATGGCACTCGCAGAAAAAGTAGGACTTCGTTATGAACTCTATGCAGGAGACGATGAAGAAGATGCTGCTGAAGATGTAAATCAAGATTCAAAATTAGAAGAAGCATCCGACTTAGTTAGGGATGGAATTAAAAAGATTTCTTTAAAGAGCTTAAAACTTCCAACAGGTGAAACACAAGAAATACAACAAAAGATAGAAGAAATTCCAGAAGAAACAATACAAGAAGTAAAGGGATTATTAGACAGACCCGAACCAACAGAAAGAACAAGTTTATTAGGTAAATAATTATGGCAAGTCAATACACAAAAGATATAACAAAATCTAAAGTTTACAAACAAGCAACCAGACAAGATACAAAACTTATTGATGAAGTTATTCAAGGTCTTGGAGTTGTTAAAAAGTTTGGACAATCTAAAGTTGCTGATAACATAGCAAGATTACAAGAAGAAAAAGTATTTGATGCTCAAAATAAAAAAAATCAACTAATGCAACTTAATAAGTTTAGTGAGTTAGAAACAGATTTGCAAGATAATTACGGTGGAGACATAGAAGCTTTTTCTAAAGCTAAAGCTAAAGAACTACTAGACCAAAGAGCTTTGTTAAATTTACCTGTAGCTGATACTGAAAAACAAAAACTTACTGTATCATATCCAGATGAAGCTTATGGTCCAACTTTAACAGATGCTTCTAATGCTTATAAAAAGAATTTTATGTCTTTAAGAGAAAGACTTAATGAAGCGGGTATTCCTTACACAGCAGATGCTGCTAAACAAGGTGCGTTTATTGATGAAGCTTATCAAAATATATTTAATAATGTAAGCAGAGCAAACAACTTTAATGTTATGAAAGGCATGGGTAGTTTATTTAGAGGACAAGGATTAAACTACACAAGTGCTGCAGACTTAAAGAAAAGTTATAATGAAAATATTTCTAAATCAAAACTTTCAGAAATTGACAGTTTAAATAAAGACTTAAAAGCTATTTATACTTTTAGTCCCGAGCTTACGGATAAGATTGCAAAGACATTAAAAAATGCAGATATTAGAAAAGATGTCACAACAAAGATAGGAACAAGACAAAAAGAAACTATTACAGATTCTGTAACAGGACAACAAAGAATTGTTAATTATATTATTAATAGTGTATCTTGGACAGACTTAGATGGTAAACCTCAATATGAAGAAATAAGAACAAATTTACCAGACGACCCTTATCAACAAAAACTTGCTCCAATAGCTGAACAAGCTCTTTATGCATCGTTATTAGAAAATGTAACTGGAGCTGAAGAAGAATATTATAGATTAATTAACAATGAAAACTATTTACCAGAGTATGCCTATAAAGCTTTAGATGGTAAATTTAAAAAATCTTTTTCTCAAGTAGATGCTGATAGTTTTAGAAGAGAAAATTTTGCAAAAATAGAAGAAGCATATAATTTATATCGTGATGATAATTTTTTTACAACTGATGCTCTTGGTAATAAATCTCAAAAAGCAGACTTAACTGCTTATTTAGCAAACCCAACTCAAGCACCTAAACCTTCTTATTACAAAACATTAGATGAATATGTAAATCAATTTGTACCCGTAGAAACAAGGGTAAACAAAAGTAATGTTATTGGTGGAGATATTGCAATCTTAGATTATAACTTAGCAAACAACTCTGATTGGAGAGAATATGCTGATAGCTTTGAAGGTAAAAAAGATTTACGAGAATTTAAAGATGCTGTTATTTCTAATGAAACTTTCTTAGAAGAATTAAAAACAGAATTTGAAAACGGTGACCGTTCAAGAGTTGACTCACTAGGTAACTATTTCCCAAGAGGTAATAATGCCCCTGCGTTTGGTCCTGCACAATTAGAACAAATGGGACTAGGCAGTATTTTACAAGGTAATCAAGCTCTTGGTTATAATGTAGTAGAAGACCAAGTTGTTATTAAAAGTTATCAACCTATGATGGTTGAAGAGCCTGAAGTTGAAGAAGAAAAAACTTGGTTGCAATCTTTAAATGAAGTTCCTTATATTGGTAAAGTAACTCAATTTGCATTAGGCGATGAATTAGATATTATAGATGCAACTTGGTTAATTCCTGGTTATGGTTTAGTTAAAATAGGTGGAAAACTTGCGGGGAAAGCGTTAGTAAATGCTGCAAGTAAAAAGGTATTAGGCGACCCTAAAACTAAACAAATGATTACTAATTTATTAGACCAAAGAAAAAAAGGAAATCTTTTTGGATTTAACAATAAAAAATCTTATGATAATTGGTTTAGTGGTTTAACAAGTATAGAACAAGCTATTGTTCAGTCTATTAGTAAAAACGGTAAGGCAATGGAGTATGGTAAGTTTACTAAAAACTTTGCTAAAATTAAAGGTGCTCAATTAGCAGGTTATGTTCCTTCAATGAAAACAATGGCTAAATGGGGAATACCAGTAGGAGCAGCAGTTGTTATGGGAAATGCTGCACAAGGAGAATCCGAAACAGAAACTGAGGAATAATTAGTGGCAATAAAACTTACCACTCTTGGAGAGCTTTCGCAAACACCACAAGCTGTAACTCCAAGTTTACAACAAACTAATATACCAAAACTTGTTACTACAGGTAACTTGACAAGCCCTGCACGTTCAAAAGCATTAAGCGAACAACAAGCTGTAAAGTATGCAATGAAAATGGGTATGTCAGATTCTTCTAGAGGACTTCAACAAATCTATGCAAAGCTAACTAAAAAGTCTAGTTTATTAGATACTCTTAAAGATAAAGATGAAAAGTTAAAAGCTATCTTTGAAAATCCTGAGTATGGTGATAAAGCATTTCAATCTTATTTAGGTTCAGCAATTGCATTAGACCCTGTAGGGTGGATACCTTTAGCAGGTTGGATAAAAAAATCTAAATCTTTATCTGATGCTGCTAAGTACGGAGCAGGGCTAGGTGGGGCTTATGCAGGTATGTCTTATGTTGGTGAGGGAGAAAGCAGACTTTTAAATGCAGCCACAGGTGTAACAGCAGGTGGTGTGTTAGGATTAGGTGGTGCAGCAGTTGCACGAAGCATAACTAAAGCTTTAGGTAGAGAGCCTATAATTCCATCCTCGTCTGATATTCAAAAAAGAAATGTTCAAGACAGAGCTTTACTAACTCAACAAGGCAAAGCTTTAACTCCTGAAGAAATAGAAGAAGCAGCTAGTAAAGCTGTTGCCGAACAACAAAGTCAAAAGGCTGATGTTATGGGTGAAGACATAAAAAGTTTTTACGCTAATGTAGCAGGAGATAAACTTTGGGATGTGGCTGTACAAAATTGGGGTTCTGGAATTGTAGGTGTTGCAGCCGGTGTAGGTGGATACAATGCATTTAATGACCCCGAAGCTACTGAAGCTCAAAAGATTATAGCTGGATTACTCTTTGCTCTTGGTGGTGTTAGTGGTACTAAGGCTATATCAAAAATATCTACTGAGTCTGGAACTATAGGAGATATTATGTCAAGAGGTATAGTTGATAACTATGGTTTACCTCAACGATATACTGATGTGTTAAAGGCAAGTACAGGAGAGGTCAATACTCTTGCAACACAGTTTGCTGAAATTGTAGAAGAAACACAAACACTTACACCCGAACAAAGAAAAGTCTTAAATGGAATGATAACTGGTGAGATAGATGATGTTCCAGAGCTAGTCGGTTTTTCTGCTAAAGCACGTAATGTTATTAAAAAAGCTGGACAAGATATGGTAGATGCTGGTTTGCTAAGTCAAGAAGTGTTTAATAAAAATGCTGATACTTATCTTAAAAGAACATACGAAAAATACTTAAGTAAAGATATAAGTAAAAAGGGTTATCAAGCAGCTCGTCAAATAAAATTAATTGGTGATGAGTTAAGGGCTAGAGGAATTAAAAATACTAAGAATATTACTAAAGCAGCTTATGCTAGAAGTTTAAAACCAGGTAGTAAAAACTTTGGTATCTATGATGATTATGAAGTTGTACCTTTAACATCTACAGTTAGCAAAGTTAGTTATCAAAAGATTCTTAATAAAGTTGAAAAGCAACGTAAAGATAATATTGCAAACTATAAACTAAATGAAACAGTTACAGATGTTAGGGATTGGAAAGTTTTAGCAGATGATGGTGAGCTTGTTAAACTTGAAAGCACACAAAAAATTAGTTTAAGGAAAGATTATACAAAAAAACAACGTCAAGAAATGGGTGAGATTGAAGATGCTTCTTTCAATATTGCTGAGACAGGTCGATTAATGACCAACGATTTAACAACGTTTAAAATCTATGAGAACATAGCTAAAGATGATGTTCTTTCCTTAAGTCGATTAGGCTTTGAAGATAAAATATCTAAAGGATTAATTCAAGCAGACGATTGGGTACAAGTACCTCAAGATGCTTTAAACCAAACACTAAAAGTACAAGGTAAACCTATAAAAAAATATGGGCAGTTAGCTGGTAAGTATGTACCTAAAGAAGTTTTTGATGATTTAACAAGAATACAAAGATTAAAAGAAGATGGTGATGGTGTACTCAACGGATATCTTGCAGTTAATAGACTTTGGAAAAAAACAAAGACTGCATGGAATCCAGTTGTGCACGTTAATAACACTGTATCAAATGTTATTCTTTATGATTTAGCAGATGCTAACTATAAATTTATGGGCCGGGGATTTTCAGAACTACAAAAAGGTTTACGTAAAGATAAAGATGCAACGTTATTTAAACTAGCTGATGAGCATGGTGTATTTAATTCAGACATGTTAAGCCGAGAGCTAACAAAACAGAGCTCAGAAATTGGTGATGATATTCTTAGAAAACTTTCAGATGAAACAGCACCTGAGATTATTAATGCTCAAAAATATTCAGCAGGAGTTTTTGGAAAACTAAGCAGTAAAGGATACGATATGACAGTTGGTAAGCTTGAAAAGTTTTATCAGCTTGAAGACCAAGCGTTTAGAATGGGATTGTTTATGGACAGACTTTCTAAAGGTATGAGTCCCGCAGAAGCTGCAGCAGATGCTAAAAAATGGTTTATTGATTATGATATTAATGCTCCCTTTATTAATGCAATGAGAAGATTTCCAACACCTTTTCTTTCTTATACATATAGGGTTATTCCTTTACTAGCTGAAGCAGCAATTAAAAGACCTTGGAAGTTTGCTAAGTGGTCATTAGGTGCACACCTATTAAACGAAGCAGGTAAGACTTTTGGACCTGGTGATGAAGAAGCTGAACGTGAAGTGATGCGTGAAGAGATGAAACAAAAGTTATTTGGAATGCCTTTTCTCCCATCTACTACTATTAAGTTACCTTTTGCATCAGAAAGAAGAACAGCAAAGGGTGAAGAGATACCTTTGTATATAGATGTAAAAAGATTTATACCAGGTGGTGATGTATTTACTGTTGGTGAAAAAGGTATTGGTATACCTCTTCCATTTACGGATGATAGGTCTATAAAACTTCCAACAACTTTAACACCTAGCTTTGGTGCTATTGGTGAAATTATGATACCTATCATGACAGGAGTTGACCCTTTTACATTGCAAAAGATTGAGGGTCTAGGATTAGGTAATGATGATGCAGTTAAATTACAACACATACTTAGTCGTTTAACTCCTAACATACCTAGCACAGCTTTCTCTGTACCATTATTTACAGCACTACAAAAACCTAGTGCTGATATGACAGCTATTGATAAGTATGACCCATTCGGTGAAACATTTGGTTCTAAGAAAATTGTTCAAGCTTTTAGAAGAGCTAAAGAAGGTACAGAAGCTCAGTATGGTACAACTTATACACCCTTTGAAGCTATTATGAGTGTGTTTGGTTTTAAACTACAGCCTACAGAGGTCTCAAAGTTACTAGGTATTAAGGGTGCGGAGTTTAGAAGATTCTATGCAGCAAGTAAAAAAGCTGTAAATAAAATACAAAAAGATTATGGTCAAGGAAAACTTAGTAAAGATGAAGCTGAACAAGAACTAGACGAACTTTACAGAAACTTAGAAGACGAAGTTAATAGATTTAAAACTATAGCAGACACTAGACAACAAAATGTTAGAGGTGGTTACATCGTTCCTCAAGTTAAAGACGACCCTAAGACTAGGATTAATCCGTTGACGGGTGAGCCTTACGAAGAAGAAGAAGAAACTAGAACACCCCGTCAAGGCTTTATAGTTGGTGGTATGGCTCAAAGTGAAGTGACTGGGACTACTCCTTTAGAGAATGAACTGTATGCACTGCAACAACAATCAGAAGTAGGACTACCTCAAGAAGATGAGTATGGTGGTATGGAAAAGAAAAAACGGGGTGTTAAACGTTTAGGCTTTGTACATGGTGGTAAACACAGTGTACAAGAAAACAAATTAGATATTTATAATCATTTAAAAGAAAAGGGTTTAAGAACTGAAGCTATTGTTGGAATTATGGCTAACATAGATAAGGAAACAGCCATACAAAAAAGCAAAGGATTACCTTATGAAGGTACTTTTAGTTACAAACAACAAGAAGTAGGCAATAGTAAACTAGGTAAAGGGTTGTTCCAACTTACAACAAAAGCACATAAAAACGGATATCAACAATTTTTAAAAGATAATAATTTAAAAGATTCTAATGAATCTAATCTAGATTATTTTTTAGATACTATTATGAATTCTAAAAGTAAAATGAGAAATCATATTGGTAGCGGTAACTTAGACACTTTAAGAAAACTTTTTGAAACAGGAACAACTCAACAAATTACTGAAGCTATTAACAATAAATGGTTAAAACCAGGAACTTATGGCGACTACAAAAAAAATCCAAATGATGGTGTGGCTGAAAAAGCTCATTTAAGAAATTTACAAGATAGAAACAAGAGAGCTCAAAAATTAAGTGAAGAAGTAAAATTATTTGAAACACAATCTAATTTTGTTTTAGAAAAAGATTTACGTTATTTACCTAGTAATGTTACTTCAGTATTAAAAAATTATATTAAAAAAAATGGAAAAATATATTTACCTATAAAAGAAGGAACTAGTTTAAAGAAAGAAATAGATGCTGAAAAAATGAGTGAAGCTGCTTTAAGAAATGACCCACAAGGTAGAGGGTTTCATGGTGGAGACCCAGAATATGACCCACGTGTAGTAACTAATGACCGTTTTGAAATAAGAGGTAGAGAAGGTATAGATGAGTACGGTACAAGACCAAAAATTTATAGAGCAACTGACCCAGACTCTGCTGTTTTTAACACTAAATACTCAGTAAAAGATAAATCTTTAGGACAGTTTGACGAAGATAGTCCTGCTATTCTTGGAGCATACATGCCAAAAGACGATGAGTTATTATTAGCATCGACTAAAGACAACTCAATGAAAAAAATTACAGAGCCACATGAGTATATGCATAGAGGAATGCAATCTGATAGAAGTAATCCTTTAACAAGATTGGCTAGAGGAGTAGATGCTGCAGTTTACAAAACTACTGGTGGTAATTTGTTTGATACTTATGCAAGTGTAGACCAACAACATGATTATATTCATGACGTTTTTGATGAACGAGAATATGCAGATAGAGCAAGACAAATAGAAAGAATGACACCCGAACAACGAACAAATTATAAACGTTACCTTGAAGCTGAAAGAGATAAACTAAAATAATAATGCTTTTATACACAGAAAAACAACTAGACACAGCATATCGTATAGACTGTAAAGCCCGTACAAGATGTAACGAACCTTGGTTAAAACGTGAAGACTTCCGGCCCTTATACGAGGACTTAATAGAATCTTTTATGATTGCACATAACGAAGATAATATATTAGGGGCTAATGTTCCTAAATATTTAATAGACTCTGTTAACGATTTACTTGAATCAACTTTAACAATAGATACATAATATGTTCCCCTTTGAAATTATAACAATGCTTGGCTCAACTCTTCTTAGTAGTTTATTAAGTCTATGGTCTCAACGTATGAAGGCTAAACAAGATGAGCAGAAGATGTTGATTACAAGGGGCGAGTTCCAACTTAAAGCTGTAGAGTCTGCAAGGAACGTACAAGATAAAGGCTTTCAATGGACAAGACGTGTCATAGCATTATCTGCAATCTTTGCAATCGTTATACTACCTAAACTGGTAGCTGTTTACTATCCAGATGTAGATGTAACAGTAGGATACACATTATTTCAACCGGGGTTTTTATTTTTTACAGATGGTAGAGATGTATTTCAATGGGTAACCTTTCAAGGCTTGGTAATAACACAACTAGATACAAACCTTGTATCAGCAATTATAGGTATGTACTTTGGTGGTAGTTTAGTTAAGAAATAAAACAGTTACTTTAAAACGTTTAACTCTCTTTGAAAGAAGTTATGTAAGTCAGAAAGTTTATACTTTCCGTTTCTTAATATAGATTTAATTACATCTCTCTCGTCTAGTGGAAATATTTCATCCACCATTTCGAGGGGTAACATACTAAATTCAGTTACTATTTTATTATCTCGTGTCAACAAAACTTTAAAGCTTACTAAGTTTGCTTCATTTTTATTAACCATTATTACTCTCCAATTTTGAAAAAGTTATTTTATCTTGTCTACCTCTTAACCCAGCCTTCATATAAGAAGTTGCCCGGCCCTCAAAAAAGTTTTGATGCTCTACACCCATTACTTCGTCTATCCATTCTAAAGGATTCTCACGTTGGTCATAATTTGTTTTAAGACCGAGCTGTAACAATCTTCTATCAGCTATGTATCTGTTGTAAGCATACATATCTTTTTTTGTTAGACCCTCAAGGTCTCCCATTTCAAAAACTAAATCCAAGAATTTATCTTCTAACTCTACCATTTCTCTACAAATTTGGTAGAGTTCTCCTTTAAAATCATCGGTCCATATTTCTATGTTTTCTTTAATAAACTCTCTGAACAATTTAGTCATGGCTTCAACGTGCATAGACTCATCTTTAATTGAATAGGTAACTATCTGTCCCATACCTTTCATCTTACCAAACCTTGGGAAGTTTAACAAGATTGCAAAGCTTGAGAACAACTGTAGTCCTTCTGTAAAGGCTGAATAGACTGCTAAAGTTTTAGCAATAGTTTTTTTATCAGACTTAAGAGGTTTGAAATCTCCAACATAATCATGTTTGTTAGCCATTTCTTCATACTCTGAGAAAGCTTTATACTCTATCTCAGGCATACCAACTGTATCAAGAAGCAAACTATAAGCATCTTGATGTATTGATTCCATGTTAGCAAAAGAACTCATCATCATTCTTGCTTCAGGTTTTTTAAACAAAGGCATGTACTTGTCAATATAACCTGCACCCACATCAACATCTGATTGAGTAAACAATCTGAATATTTGTGTCAATAAATGTCGTTCTGAATCTGTAATATCTTGCCAATCTTTTACATCTGTATGTAATGGTGTTGACTCTGGCATCCAGTGCATTTGATTTTGTAACTTGTAATACTCGTACATCCATGGGTATTCAAAAGGTTTGTAGTAGTCTCTTGGGTGTAGTAAGCTCATATGTTCTCCTTGTTAAATTTCTTAACTAAATATTTAAAATTTTCAATTACGTATCCTGCGTAATCTTTTGTTTTTGCGAATGGATTATTATTTTCATCACAATAATCTAACCACATCCTACTTGTAAAGCCAGAAAACTTCTGACTAAACACCTTATCAAATTCTGATTGTTTCATTTATCCCTCACATGCGATACATTCAGCATCATCTAATTTAATACGCTGAACTTTAAGATTTACATTTTCTACACTACGAGCAGCGTTAGACCGGAAGTAGTATAAAGATTTAAGTTTGTTCATCCCATACCAATGAACATCACTAACGTACTGCATGTATTCATCATGAACTTCTTGTGACTCAGTTGCACTTGGAAGTGTAAAAAAAAGATTAACAGACTGCGATTGACATATAAACTCTTGACGTTTAGCTGCATGTTCTACAATCCATATCTGGTCTATCTCATTAGCAGTTTTAAATACTTCTTTTTCTTCATCAGTTAATATATCAAGATGCTGTACTGAACCTTCATGAGCTGCAATGTCTTTCCAAACATCTACCAACTCTTGTTTTTTTATTCCTTTATCTTGCAGTAACTCTTCTAAGTATTTATTTTTAACTTGGAAAGAACCACTGAGAGTTTTGTGCGTATAAACGTTAGCACGATAGGGCTCAATCGAAGGAGATGTACCACCACAAATAATACTAGAAGAAGCGTTAGGTGCAACAGCGAGTAAATGAGCATTACGAGAGCCACTACCGTTGATATCAGGTGACTCACCACGTTCATCAGCAAGTCGTCTAGTTGCTTCCACTGCGTGTTTTTTAATGTGTTTAAAAGCTTTGTAATTAAACCCTGTAGCATAGATACCTTCAAAAGGTATGTTGCGTGATTGGAGATACGCATGGAAGCCCATCGCACCGAGACCCAACGACCTTTCTCTGTAAGCAGAGTAGGCAGATTTAGTAAAACTTTTTTTACCTTCTTTAATATTTTTTTTGAACCTTTTAAAATTTGCATTGTATTCTCCTAAATTATCTGTATCAATAGCGTTATCAATGTAGTGTTGAAGTACATTATCTAACATGGTTATTAAATCATCTATAAACATTGGATTCTCTGACCAATCATCAAAGTGTTCTAAGTTTACTGAAGATAAACAACATACTGCTGTTCTTTCTTCGTTTGTAGGAAGAGTAATCTCAGAACAAAGATTGCTCTGCTTGATTTCCAAACCTAAATCTTTTTGGTTTTTAGGTAAAGCTTCATTACATGTATCTATATTAACCATGTAAGGTTCACCTGTTTCTGCCCTAGCGTTTAATATTTGCCACCATAAGTCTCTAGCTTTTACTATCTTAACAGCTTCATTAGTTTTAGGGTCTATCAATCTAAAGTCTGCATCTTCTTCAACAGCTTTTAAAAACTCATTGGTAATGTTGATACCGTTGTGAAGATTAAGATTCTTTCGATTGATATCACCACCAGATTCTTTACGCATGTTAATAAACTCTTCAATCTCCGGATGAGAAATATTTGTATACGCTGCATAACTACCACGTCTTGTTGTTCCTTGATTAAAGGCTAACATTTCTGCATCAACGACATGCATAAAAGGAATAGAGCCTGTAGATTTACTTCCTCTAGAAGTAGAAATACCATTACTTCTAATATCTCCCCAATATCCACCAATGCCACCACCAGAACTTGCGAGGTTTGCGTTTTCTTTAAAGTGGTCAGTTAACTCATCAATTGAATCTCCAACATAATTTAAAAAACAACTAATAGGAAGACCTCTTGTTGTTCCTCCGTTAGAAAGTATCGGTGTTGAGAACATAAACCAAAGGTTAGAAGCATAGTGATACAATCTTTGAGCTAATTCAAAATCTGTATGCCCTTTGTAAGTTGCTCCGAAGACTGCTGCTCTAGCAAATGCTTCTTGTGCATGTGTTTCTTTATCCCATAAGTATCTATCTTTTACTGTGTCAAGACTAAACTTATCTAGTAGAGTTTCATTACTGTAATTAATTTTAATACCGAGGTATTCTTTAATTCCTGTTTTATTTTCAATCATTGTTTGTTTCCATGTCGTGTATGTTTAACATAATTATACCATAGTGTAATATTTTTAATATATCTTTTCTGTTCTTTCCTTCTTTATTTCCGTAGCGTTTAGCGTACTTCATAATATTTCCAATACAAAAACCTTCCCCATGTCCAGAGTCAACAATTATATCTGTTGCTTGGTATTTATCAGAAGCATAGTGTTCATTATATGTACCATCAATGTATGCTTTAAGTTCTTGTAGTATATATCCTTCGTTAAATTTATAGCTCATCACTTCTCCAATCATCCGGTAGTGTATCTTCACTGTACCATCTAAAATTATTTGTTTCAGCCCACTCAGCATGGGTTCGTTTTGTTCCATCCTTTCTTACCTTGGCTCCTGGCATAGGAGAGAAAGGCTTTTGAAATAAGAAGACTAACTCCATATGTTCTGGTAAAGCTTTTCTAATCCAAACATATTTACTATACTCAGCGTGGTCCCAGAACCGGCCTTTAGCTTCTAGTAAAATAGTTTTATCTTGAAATGTTTTAACAAAATCTACTTCATATTTTTTGTCAATAATATATTTGATAGCTTCAAAGTGATGTGCCCAATCTTTTAAAATTGTTTGGTGTATATTATATTCCCATGTACTATCATAGCCTTTAGGAACATTAACCTTTTTAGGTCTGGGTTTTCTTGGTACTCTCTTAGGCATTAGTGAACTACCCTATCTAGTTTGTCTTCAACATGTGCAGCTAACAAGGTTGATAAGTTTTGTAGTGTTTGGTTATCAAAACCATCTAGTGATTCACCTTCTTCTTTTAATACTTCACCCATAGCTATGATTGCTTTTTCTAAATCAGATTTCATTTGTTAAGTCCTTGACAGTTATGTCGTTTAAGTTTTTAGTTTTAATTAATTTTTTAATTTTTTGAATAATCCATTTCAAAGAAAATGATGATAACATAAATTTACCATTGGCAAAAACATGTGTTTCTTTTGGAACTAAATCATAAGCTTGTTGTAATGTAAGTTTGTTTGCTTCTTCTTCTGGGATTAAAGTCTTAACCCAATCAACTAATAAGACTAAAGATTTTTTTCTAATTGCTTTTGCTTTTCTACCATTCATAGTATCTCCTGAACATTTGGAACTTTTTGTACATCAGTAAAGTAAACTGGCCCTTTAGCATATTCAAAAACTCGTAAGCCTTGACCATCATTTGATTCTTTATGACACTCATGTTTGTAAGGACACCAATTACATTCTCTTGCAAGTTTCATATTACCACTCTTACCTTCGGGAACAGGGTCATAACAAAAGATAGGTGGTGTTTTTCTTTTAATAATTTTCTTGACTGTTTTAATTTTATCTTTGATGTTAGGTTTATCTAACTCTTCTGGTTTAAATAAAGTTAGCTCTCCGGATTCTTTATTTAAAACCAAGAACCCACCTTTAGATGTTTGTTCAGCTTCTTCATACCCAGCAAGTTGGGCTAAGTATCCAAAGGTATCTGACTCTACAAGAGTACCATCTTTAAATTTCTTAAAAGCAAAACCAGAAGCAGTCTTTACATCTACTACTTCACCATCTATCTTACAATCCATGTGACCTTTGATACCACTAACTGATACTTCTTTTTGTTGTGAGTCTAGCTTATGTCCAGATAGTTTAACGAAAAATAAAACCAATACTTCTAACAAGTGTCCGTATAAAAACTTAATCAAAGTACTAGGTTCAAACTCAGTGATTCCTTCTTTCTTTAAGTTCATATCATACCACAACTGTCGTTGAGGTTTACCGATGTTAGACATACGAAGAGTATTAATATTAATTTTATCTGCACCTCTTGGTGTTGCCCATTGTTTTAAGGCATCAGCCATGTCTTCACCAAATACTTTTAAGTCTTTATCGGTTAGTTTTATATCCTGGCCTTTGGTTAAGGCTGAAATAGTAGAGTAAATATCTTCTACAACTGTATCAACTGTTTTCTTTTTTGCCATCTTCAAACTCCTTAAATGCTTTAATCACATCAGATGAGAAAAGCTTTTGTAAATTAACTAAGTACATTTGACTTGCGTTATGGTCTCCACCAGATACAGTTCTAAATGTATCAAGTTTATCAACAATAGTTCTAAGAACATCAGTCTTAAAAACAAGTGTACAATATTCATTGTCTCCAATACAAAGATTGTGAAACCAATAATCTGATTCAGTTGCTTTGATGCCAGAGGGTTTGCCATAGCTTTGATATTCAATTGCTATGTTGCCCGTCTTCATCCACATACCACGTTCAGATTTAACTTCTACCTTTTTATTGGTAAGCATTTCTGCTACTTTATCTTCTCTGATTGTACCATACTCTAAGTCTATATCAAACTTTTTTCTGTTTTCTTTAGTGGGTTTCATTTGAATTTCCTTTATTTAATAATACATCAACATAAGCTTGTATAGTATCTTTATTTTTTTCAAAGTTAATATATTCATCTGTATCTTGAATCCATTTTATACCTTCTCTATTTATAAACGGACAAAACTTTTCATCCTTGTAATGATAGTAAAGTAAGTAAAAATTTCTAGCTTTAGATTTATCGTCACCAATTACTGTACGAATATAATCATATTCATATCGAGGGTAACCATAATTTTTAAGACCAATTTTTTTAATATAAGATATATTATTTTCTTTTTCTAAATTTTTAATAAAAAATCTTTCATAAAAATCTTCAATACCTTTAGATAAATAATATTTTTTATTATTTACTTTAATGTTTTTATTACCAGAATTTAGTGACCACTTACCTGTAGTGTAGTAATATCTAAATTTATGTAACCGACTATAAATAGCTAAACTTTTACTTTTTCCAATAATATATTTAATATTATTACTGTCTAAAAATGATAAAACATAATCTAAAGGTTCTTCTAGCTGTCTTGTAAATTTTGGTTTGTAATTAGAATCTCTACCCGTGTATTTCCATTTAAAATTATTAGTGTGTTTCACTCCAATTTTCTCCTATCTTGTATTCACCATCCATAGGACAACGAAGCTTTAAATGTTCACCTGCTTTGATAAGACTATCAACAGCAAGTTGACCTGTAAATTCTGCTTGAGATTCTTTAACTTCTATCTGCCACTCATCATGAATGTTAGCAACAAACTTATAATCAATCGTGTTTAGTTTTAAAAGTTTTTCAAGTAAGACTAATCCTTGTTTCATAAGGATAGAACCACCACCCTGAAGTAAAGTATTTAATGCTGCATGTTTGTGTCGTAAGAATATTTTTCTACCGTCTACCCCTTTGAGGAATCCTTTCCCTGCTGCTCTTTCAATCCTTCCTTTAAGAGATTTAAATGCAGGGTTACCACTAAGAAAGCGTTCTC